GAAAGAACCAAGTAAAGGTCCTTGGTCTGTTGAAAGATTTTTTTAAAGACTCAAAGAGTGACAGGGTTACTGTTGTTCTTGAAGATTCAAAGTTGAGCAGATCACAAAGACAAAACAGGCTGTATTTTTCATGGGTGAGAATATTTGGCAGAGAAATCGGATATACAGTTGAGGAGTGTCATTTACTTTTAAAAGATAAGTTCCTTGGCAGAGATGAGTTTACTTCCAGAACGGGTACTGAAGTATCACAAATTAGATCCAGTAGAAAATTATCGATTCAAGAGTTTACAGAATTTTTAGAGCACGTTGACAGATTGGCAGGTGAATATGGAATTACCCTACCAAGGGGCGAAGACTACGATATAGCAATGGGGAAAGAATGAGTGAAAACAAGAGACATAAATGGGCAGATGTAATACATGCTTATGCTGAAGGCTACACCATTGAGAAGCGACATCCATTAAGTTGTGATCCTAAACATGGTTTCTGGGAGCCATTAGATTTTCCAATGTTTTTTGAGGATAGGGAATACAGAGTTAAAGCTGGACAGGATATTAACCTACCCTTAGAGAATGATCTGCATTACGACTCAGAAACGCAAAGCTGGAGTGAAGAATGATAAATGCAATAGAACAGTTAATACAATCATTAAACAAAATAAGGGCGATTGCAGAGACTGGACACCATATCGCAGTGGACCAAATATCTAGAATGCAATTCGAGCAAATTATAAGAGAAACAGGAAATTATGAAGACTGGAAAAAAAAGCAAGCAGACACAAAACAAGATTAGCGAAGAAGAACTAGCTGAGAGATATGTCGCATCTCTTTTATTGTTAAGTGGTGAATTCGATATTTCACCAGAGAAAGCTCATGAGGGTGTAACCGAATTACTTCAAGAGTTAGAAGAGAATGGACAAAAAATAGATGTCTCTCTTGATGATATAAATGTTGTCGAGACTAAACACTAATGAATATTAATCTAGAGATCCCAGTTTGGTGGGCGTGTCCTATAACTGTATCTCGCCAGTTTCTTTTAAGAGATTGGCAAAAGGTCCAAACAACTGGAAAGACTAATAGGGGCACTGGCTATAGGGTAGGGGAGACTCACCATAACGCCAAACTCAGTGATCATGATGTGGAGATGATTCGCCAACTACATGAGTATGGTATGTCTTGTATCAAGATAGCAAAGAAGTATGAGACTACTCCACAAAATATTAGCGGTATTGTTAATTATCGCTTCAGAGTGGGTATTGGTATGGGGCAAAACCTTGTTTTTGAATGAAGTCAAATTGCCAACGAAAGGTAAGTTGCAATTATGCATGTATTATCGGAATAAATAATGGCTAATAATAAAGTGGGCAGACCAACTAAGTATAAACCTGAAATGTGTGAGACTGTTGTTGAGCTTATGAAGGAAGGTGCGAGCCAAGAAGAGGTGATAGGTTCTTTAGATATTTCAAAGGATACCTACTACCGTTGGAAGGAAGAAAACAAAGATTTTTCGGACGCCATAAAAAGAGGCATTGGTTTATCAAGGGCTTGGTGGGAGAAAGAGGGTCGTATTAGTTTAAGGGATAGAGAGTTTAACTACACTGGTTGGTACATGAATATGAAGAATAGATTCAAGTGGGCAGATAAACAAGAGGTTAAGAACTCTGGGCAGTTGTCGTTTGAAGTAGTGACTGGTATTGATAGGGCACCTGACGAAGAGTAATGCTGGCTGAAGCTAAAATAAAACCCACTACAGGGTATAAGCCCCATAAGTATCAAAAAGAGATCCATAAGAATCTTAAAAGGTTTTCTGTGCTGGTATGTCATAGACGTTTCGGTAAGACTTATCTAGCTATCAATGCTTTGGTAGATGCAGCTATTAGGACAAAAAAGAAGGAAGCAAGGTATTGCTATGTGGCTCCATTCTTAAAGCAAGCTAAGCAGGTGTCTTGGGATTATCTAAAGCATTTCACCAGCAATATTCCAGAGACTAATATTAATGAATCAGAGTTATCAATTAGTTTTGCTAATGGTTCTCGAATCCGTTTATATGGATCTGACAATTCTCAAGCTATGCGTGGCTTATATATTGACGGTGTCGTGTGTGACGAGATAGCTGACTTTAGGCAAGAGACCTTTCCAGAGATTATCCGTCCAGCCCTAACTGATGCCCACCACAAAGGCTGGTGTCTATTCATTGGTACCCCTAAAGGTATGAACCAATTCCATGACCTATACCAACAAGCCACAATGGATGATAGCTGGTATGCAGGAATGTATCGAGTGACAGATACCGATATACTTGATGACGAAGAGGTTGAGCTGGCAAAGAAAACAATGACCAAGAATCAATACCGTCAAGAATTCTTGTGTGACTTCTCTGCTTCAACTGACAATGCTCTTATCACTATCGATATGGTTTGTGATGCAGCTCTAAAGAAAATGACTCAAGGTCAAGTGGCAGGATCATCCAAAGTACTTGGAGTTGATGTAGCTCGTTTTGGCGATGACCGAAGTGTAATAATGAAGCGTCAAGGCTTAGCATCGTATGAGCCGATGATATTTAACGATATAGACAATATGACCTTGGCAGGAAGGGTAGCCCAAGAGATAGACACTTACAAGCCAGATGCAGTGTTTATAGATGCTGGTAGAGGTGAGGGAGTTATAGATAGACTTCGTCAGCTTGGCTATCCAGTAACAGAGGTCAACTTTGGTGGTAAACCTACCAACCCAAGATATTCAAACAAGCGTTCAGAGATGTGGGATTCAATTCGTATATGGTTAGATGCAGGTGGAGTGTTAAGTAATAACTCTGACCTAAAGACTGACTTATGTGTTCCCACTTATAAATTCGATGCCTCCAACCGTTTTATCCTTGAATCAAAGGATGAGATTAAGAAAAGAGGAGGACGTTCACCAGACTTGGGGGATTCACTGGCATTGACTTTTGCCTTTCCAGTGGCAGCCAAGACAATAGGGCATAGTGGTCTCAAGGGCACACTAGAGTCTGAGTACGACCCATTTAACTAAGGAGAAAATATGTGTATATTTAGAAGATCTAGCCCACCACCGCCACCGCCCCCAGCCCCCATAACCCCTCCTAGTGCCCCGCCAACTGCTGTTTCTCCAGTGGCTGTAGCAGCTAGAAAGGCTCAAAAGAAAAGACAAGCAACCCAGCAAGGGCGTAAATCAACAATTATTACAGGTCCACGAGGAATATCTGGTGAAGCAGAGACTCGTAAGAAAACCCTGTTAGGACAATAGTATGTGTACTGGACAAACAAGTGGAGGCGGAGGAGGTAGCAGTAACTCTGTTGACAAGCATTACATAAGAAATTCTACCGTAGCTGCACTAAATCAAAACCCTAAGTTTGTAGCTGCGACAGCTACCAAACCAAGAGGCTATAGCGGTAACGACTTCTCATCAAAGTATGAAGCGGGCAAACCATTGCCTGCTGGAGATAAGAACTCTGCCTCGTATTGGATGAACCTAACCTCAACTGATGGTGGAAGAACACTACACAATGATAAGGCAACAACCTTGGCTCTGGAGCATGGCTATAAAAATGCAGCATATCAAATTGACCATAAGAATGAAAGGCAAAAGGCTGGCATAAAAGACCTTGACCCTGCTGGATTTAATACTAACTTCTATAAGGGTAATACTTTTGAGGGTACTAAAGGTCATCCTGCTGAACGAAAGTCATACACTATTCCATCAGACAAGCAAACAATAAATGCCCTACCAAAGCTCATTATGAACACCAACCTAATGAGAGCTATGTTTGGTGGTAAGCCTGCCAAGGGAACTAAGACTAAAGATACTACGGTCAGTACTAAGAAACGTACTAATAAACAATCGGTAACAACAAAAGGTTCATTGTTGACTAGTAATAATAAGTACTCAGGCGGTACAAGTTTTGGCAGAAAAAATAAACTAGGGGCTTAATATATGAAAGAGACTAGCAGGAGTAAGTTTACAAGGAGATGGGGAGACATCAAGGATGAACGCTCAACTTACTTTGGTCACTGGGAAGAGTTAAGCGAATATATCCTCCCAAGGCGTGGCAGATTCCTAGCATCTAAACGTAATGATGGCTCGAAGAAGAATAGCAAGATAATAGACTCAACTGCAACCATGGCAATAAGAACATTGTCAGCAGGAATGATGAGCGGTATTACTTCACCTGCTAGACCTTGGTTTAGATTAGCAACGCCTAATCCAGAGATGATGGAGGTTGACGAAATCAAGACTTGGATGTATCACGTTGAGAGAGGCATGATGGATATATTCTCTCGCTCCAATCTTTATAACTCATTACAAACAATGTATGAAGAGATGGGTGTCTTTGGTACTGCTGCAATGTTGGTAGAAGAGGACCATGACCAAGTCATTCGTTGTTATCCATTTACTGCTGGTGAATATGGTTTAGCACTTAGTGATCGTTTAAATGTTGATACCTTTTATCGTGAATTCCAGCTAACTGTAGCTCAGACCTGCAAGATGTTTGGACATGAGAATTGTTCTGAAGAAGTACAAGGGATGCATAAGAATGGACAGCTTGATAAATGGCTAGATATTATCCATGCCATTGAGCCTAATGTAGACCGAGACTACAAAATGAAAGACAACAAGAATATGCCTTATCGTAGTGTGTATTTTGAGAAGGGCGGTAGGGTAGATAATTACCTTTCAGACTCTGGTTATGAAGAGTTCCCAATCATGGCACCAAGATGGCACGTTACAGGAGTTGACATCTATGGACGTTCTCCAGCTATGGATGTACTTGGAGATGTTAAAGCTCTCCAGATTGAGCAAAAGCGTAAAGCTCAAGGTATTGACAAAATGGTTAATCCACCAATGCAGGCACCGTCATCTTTAAGAGGTCAACCAGCAACAGTTATTGCAGGTGGGGTGACTTATGTAGATACCATGCAGGGCACTCAGTCTGGCTTTAGACCAACCTATGAGGTTAATCCAAGGTTAGCTGAGCTACAACAAGACATACAAGAGACTCAGGGTCGTATTCAACAAGGCTTCTACTCTGACCTATTCCAAATGTTAACTATGTCCAATAGAAGGCAGATAACAGCTAGAGAGATAGACGAAAGGCATGAAGAGAAGTTATTGATGCTTGGTCCAGTCCTTGAAAGATTGCATTCTGAATTGTTAGATCCATTGATTGATAGAACATTTAATATCATGGTGCGTAATAACTTAGTGCCAGAACCACCAGAAGCTCTGTCAGGGATGGAGCTAAAGGTTGAATATATCTCGGTTATGGCTCAAGCACAAAGAGCAATCGGTACTGGAGCTATTGAAAGGTTAGCTGGATTTGTTGGCAATATGGCAGCAGCCAAACCAGACGTATTAGATAAGCTTGATGCTGACCAGTCGGTAGATGAATACGCTGAAATGTTAGGCGTGCCTCCTAAGATTGTTGTTAGTGACGATAACGTACAAAAAATAAGACAAGAGCGTCAGGAGATGATTCAACAACAACAAATGATGGAACAAGCCCAGCAAGGAGCTCAAGTAGCTAATCAAGGAGCTCAGGCAGCCAAAGTATTGTCCGAGGCTGATAGTGAGGGTAACAATGTTCTTAGTAATATATTGGGTGGTATGGGATGAATAATTCTGTAACGAAAGGTAACTTGCACATTTTATGAGATAGTACTTCTATGAAAAAAGAATACAACGCATCTAATGAGCAAGAAGTGAAAAACGCTACACTCAAAGAAAAAAATAGGCGTGACACTGAGCTAGATGATCTACGCCAACTGCTTAAAACGAAGTGGGGGCGTAGGCTTGTCTGGAGAGTTTTAGAGAAAGCAGGAATACATAGAACTAGCTTTACTGGTAATAGCACAACCTTCTTTAATGAAGGACAAAGGAATATTGGACTATGGCTAGAAAGTGAGGTAACGGATGCAGATACTAATGGGTATTTGCAAATGATAAAAGAAAATAATAAAGGAGAACAAAATGCCTGAAGAATCAGACACTTTGCTGACACAGACTAACACCGATGCGGATGAAGTCGTTGACCAGCAGGCAGAGAACTCGAATCAAGAGGTGGTTGAAGAACCGTCAACTGAGGAAAGTATAGCTGCAAGCGAAGATCAAGAATCAAATGAGGATACACAAGAGGCGGGTGCCCCTGAAGAGTATCAAAACTTTGATACCCCTGAAAGCTTTGCTGTAAATGAAGAAGTCCTAGGTGATTATCAGTTATGGGCTAAAGAAAACAACCTAACCCAAGATCAAGCTCAGGCGGGCATTGATATGGTCAGTAAGATGCGTGAAGCAGAAATGACACAATGGGTTGAGCAGCAGAAAGCTTGGGTTGAACAAGCGAAAAGCGATAAAGAATATGGTGGGGAGAATTTCGATAAGAATATCTCAACAGCAGTGAAAGCTCGTGACTCGTTTGGCACAAGTGAATTTAGCGAGATGCTTGATTATTCTGGTTTGGGCAACCATCCTGAAATGATTAGGTTTCTTAACAGAGTGGGTAAGGCTATCTCTGAGGATAAGGTCATTGTTAGCGGTGCTAACGCTGGTCAGAAGACTCGTGAGAATGTTTTATACCCGTCAATGAAACAATAATAAAAGGAGTAAATAATGGCAACATTATCAACAACTAATCCTACTCTGGCTGATGTGGCTAAGAGGCAGGACCCTGATGGTAAGATCGACACTATTGTCGAGTTACTAGCAGAAACAAACGAGGTCTTAGATGATATGACTTTCCTTGAAGGAAATCTACCAACTGGACATCGCACAACAATCCGTTCAGGATTACCAAGTTCAACTTGGCGTAAACTGAACTATGGTGTACAGCCATCCAAGAGTACAACTGTTCAGGTGACTGATACAGCAGGTATGCTTGAGGCTTACGCTGAAGTGGATAAGGCTTTGGCTGATCTTAATGGTAACAGTGCTTCATTCAGGTTATCTGAAGACCGTGCTTTCCTTGAATCAATGAACCAAACAATGGCAACAACATTGTTCTATGGTGATACTGGTACTGACCCAGAGAAGTTTATGGGTCTAGCTCCACGCTATAGCTCAACATCTGCTGAGTCTGGTGACAATATCATTGTCGGTGGTGGTTCAGGAGCTGATAACACTTCCATCTGGTTAGTGGTATGGGGTCCTAACACGGTTCATGGTATCTATCCTAAAGGTTCACAAGCTGGTCTGAAACATCAAGACCTTGGTGAAGTGACTTTAGAGGATGCAGCATCAGGTAAATACCAAGGTTATAGAACTCACTACAAGTGGGATATTGGTGTTACTTTGAGAGACTGGCGTTATGTGGTTCGTATCCCTAATATCGATGTATCAAACTTAACTAAAGATGCCTCTTCGGGTGCTGACTTAGTTGATCTAATGGTACAGGCAGTAGAGAAAGTTCCAAACC